CTTCCAAGATACAAGAGACCTCGTAAGCTGATTTTTGCAAAGGTTCCTAGAAATCCTACTGGAAAGATTGAAAAGCCAACTGCAGGAAATTGAAAGCAACTTAAATAGAGAAAGAGAGGTGAAGATATATGAAGGGCATTCTTACTACAAAGCGAAAGTATATCAATCAAACTGACGCCCAAGCGATAATTTCTTTTCAATTGCCTTACCACGATTGGTTGAAACTAAGAAGCTCAGAGTTGTGGCGTCAACTGGAAGAGAAGATTCTGAAAATTCAAAATAGAGATAACCAGAAGTCCCACCAAGACCGGTTATAAAAATCGGTAAAGGCATAGAACGATATTCGTGGTGGGATAAGATCTCTTTGCCACACCGGGTAGTTTCCGTAAGTGTAGTAATTGGGATTCGCTCGCAAGGATACCAAATGGAATTGAGTTGCACGGATAGTCCGGTAATTGAAATCGGTAGCCGAGATTTATTTTCAAACATGGCATAAACCAAAAGGGAACAGGAGTCATCGGAAAAACGCTGACCTATAATCTCGATATTTAGGTTTTTACGATTTTTCATTACGGTATATATCCAGGAAGATAACGCTCCAATTGAGCCGAAAATAGATAGAAAAAGCGTGATGTTTTCGCGAGTAAGAATAGACTTAATAAAGTTCATAGCAATATCCTTTCGAAATACTAAATATAAAAATAAGTATAAAAGAAGAGGAAAATAATGCAACTAAAATAGAGAAAGAGAGGTGAGAAAGATGTGGGAAAAAATAGAAGCCATAATGCTTTTAATATTTTTTGTGATTTGGTCATTAGGCTGGTTAACAACATACATAGCATTAAAAGCAGTTCTATTCTACATGAAGGCGAAAAAATATGCACCACCAAATAAGGCAGAGCTGAAAAAGTGGTGCAGATATGCTACAAAACATTCCTTCGGATTAGTGGAAAATTTGCCGGATTAGGATTTCAGCTATCACGGTAGATAGAATTCCGAGCATCCAAGCCAGAAGATAAGACACTGGGCGAGTGAGATGAAGAATGATTTCTCTGATTCTGGCATCACGGCGTTCAGAAAGATATGAGTAAGCTTTGGCTGTTAATACGACGTGACGGATGTAGTGCTTGACATAGCCGTCCTTAGCTAATTCATCTATGTAGTCAAGCAACACAGCATTGGGAATATACAAGTACAAACCGTAGGAGGTGAATAAAGTGGAGAAATACATCGAAGCATTAAAGGGAATTTCCTATTTTGAATGGATTAAGTTACGGGAAGGTATGGACAATGAATTTAACCGGTTAATCGGTGAATCCAAGAGGAAACTCGAACTCACCGATGTAGAACGTGTGGAAAAAACTATTCGTTCACAATTTGGATAAAAATTGGGTTGATTCGATAATCTTTGCCCTTGTAAAAAATATGAAGATAGTCAAGACCATAGTAACTATCGACGAGTTCAGGGTCTCGGGTAGTAGGTGCATAGATAGATGCATTTTCTTCCCACCAAACACGAGGCGAAGACATATGATTCCCCATTACACATTTTTCATCGTCGCAAAGATTAACCCATTTACCACACAGGCAAGCGTAAATATTAGTCATAAGTAGTCTCCTTTCTTTTAGTACTCAGGTACGGTAATACCTTGTAAAAGAAGTATAGGAGATTAGGAAGGAAAAGGCAATGCCGGGATATAACTTCAATCATTTTACCGGAAAGACAAAGGGGAAAGCTTTAAGAAAGAAAAAGGTTCGAGTGAAACGAAGTCACAAAAATAAGTATGAACAATATTCTAATAACAAAGAAACAGGGAGGTGAGTGAATGGAAATTGCAGAAAAAGAATGGAATGAATTAAGGGAAAAAGTAGCTGCTCTCGAAAAAGAACAGCTAACTATAAAAAAATATATAGAAGAAAAACTAAATGATGATGAAGAGCTGGTAGAAAGTGTTAAGGAATTCAGAAATGAAATTAAAGAGCTACTCGAAACCTTTAATACAAATGCCACAAAAAGCATTGCCGGTAAGAAGAGTATAGGAAAGATGAAGAAAAAGAGCAACAGTAAAAGAGATGGGAAGATGGAGAATATCGATAAAACAATCGATGGACTGTGTGATTTAGCACAAAGAGAAACGAAAGAAGCAAAACACATAGACGAGTGCTGTGGATTGCCAGAATTAGTAAAAGCTCTGGCAGAGCTTGTATCCGCCAGAGCGCAACTCAATTAGTCTTCTTCTTTGTTGAGTTCGACTAACTTATTGTAGATTTCCTGCATGAACTCTGCAATATTTTCTCCACCAGTTTTGTTGGCAGATGTATTACAGTTGGTCATCTTAGCAACAGTAATTTCTACAGTTTTTTCAATTAAACGGTCGTTTCTCAATGCAAATCTCTCCTTTCTTCTGAACTCGGCATGGCAGTGCCGGTATTTAAAGTATAGGAGAGATTGAAGGAAGATGCAACAAGTACAAACCGTACCACATAACTTATAGAAGAGGTGATGTATATGTCAAAAAAACCGGATATGGAAAGAGTTATACAGGTACTTATATCCCTACTGGAAGAGCAGGAGCATGTGGAGATTACATACACAATTGAGAAAGAAGAGGATAAAACCGCCTAGGCGGTAGAAAGGAGGACAAGCCCATGAGCGTTAGGGATTGGATAGTGGTAGGAATGGTGGTAATCGGACTGCCAACGGCTATGTTTCTACATTGGCTGGTCGTGGGATATTAGACATGAAAAGAAAATGGACAATGAAGAGGATTGTGGACACGTTATTCGTGTGGGTGATTCCGTGAAAGAAAAAGGGAATTCGCCGAAGCGAACTCCCTTAGATGTTTCCCAACAGAAACCCTTTAATAAACACAAGATAATTATAGGGCAAACCATGGGAAAAGTCAAGAAAATAAGACATTTGAGTGCCTTTTAAGTAGTTCATAAAGATATTAAAGTTAGGACAATAACCATGGCGATAAAGAGAAAGAGATACTCCTACAAAGGAGGAGATATAGAGGATATAGAGGAATACCATGACGGAAAGTATGGAGACCCTGGAGGAAAACGGCTAAAAAAAAGAAAAGCAACACCGGAAGATATGATTCGGGTAAATAAATGGAATAAAGAGAAGAGATGCCGTCAGAGATTGCTCTGCTACTTCAAACCGGGAGACCTGTTCATCACCTGGACCTATCGAGTAGATGCACGCCCGCCGGATATGGCAGAAGCATTGAAAGATTTTCAAAAAGCTATGAGGTATGTGAGACGGGAGTACAAAAAGAGAGGATACCGAGTGTTCTGGATCAGGAATATAGAAAGAGGTACCAGGGGAGCCTGGCACATTCACTTGATCATCAATGAGATTGGAGACTCTGCAAGTATCATACAGAAAGCCTGGGACAAGGGAGGCGTGTGGATTGAGACGCTAAAACAGTTCAAGTACTATGACGAGGACTTTTCCAAAATCGCAGCTTATATCACAAAAGACGAACACTCTGTAGAGACAAAAGCCGACGGCACACCGGGAAAACCAAGACTCCGGGAAGCCAGTTACAACACTTCCAGAAACATGCCACTCCCAGAGCCTCACGTGGACAAGCTTGTAAGGTGGAAGAAAGAAGTCAAACCAAAGAAAGGCTATTACATAGCACGCATCTGGGAGGGCATAAATCCCAAAACAGGCTACAAATACAGGAGAGTCACGCAAATACGATTGAACAGGAGGATTTAAAGTGAAAGTTGAAGTGAATGAGACGCTTTTGAAAGAGTTTGGGCGCGTGTATAACGCCTGGAACAAGGAACATGGCATGGAGCCGGTATTGGACACCAGAGCATTGGCAGATATGGCAATTGCGAAAGCGGTCATGGTCATGAGAGACCGCATCGAAGCTAACGAGAAAAGAAAAAGAGAACTGGAGGAACAGGCATGTACAAAGTAGATATTTATCTCGCCCAAAGTACCGCCAGCCTTAGTAAAGACGAAAGGTGGCACGGTTACGTGGTAGCTTGCATAAAGAACGGCGAGGAGAAAACCGTAAACGGATTCGGGCATATATTCGGTACATATCACGAGGCAACATTAAGGTCACTGTCTGACGCACTGGACAGGCTCAATCAGAGCTGTGAAGTCCATATACACACAGAAGACCGTTTCATCCTGAACATGCTCGGCACCCAGTTAGAGAAATGGGCGGGCAATAACTATCTGAACGCCAAGGGCGAGCCGATCAAGCACGCAGAGCTATGGGAAGAGGTCTATGTGCGTACAAGAGGGCAGTTAGTTGTAGCAGAAGAAGGAAGACACAGCTATAGCGAATGGCTGGACACGGAAATAAAAAGGAGAGAAAGATGATTAGAAGCGAGGTAAGCGGAAGGTGCACGAACACAAAAATCGAAGGAGGCGGAGAGGACATCTTGCATGAATACAGAGCAATCACGAAGAATCTGTATGAAGTAATGCTGGAAACGGGTATGCTGCCGGAAATGGCAGAAAGATTAATTCATGGAACGGCGAGTCATGGGATTAAAATGGCAAAGGAGGATAAAGAGAATGTATGATATTTTCGGAAATATGGATTCTATAGAGGAGATTAATGCGTGTGCGTTAGGGTTGCTGCAGGAAGGGGATACCGAAAGAATCAAGGAACTTGCGAAAGAGAACGGTATTCCGGAGTTTTTCGCACAGGACATGATAGAGGGGCGGTCGAAAGAGCTGACGGACAACCTGAATGCTGCCATGGGAAAGTTGGACATTGAGGCAGCAGGATATAAAAATAATCAGATTCCGGTCGAGCCGATCTTGGACTACTTAAAAAGTCAGTGCACAGACGAGCACTTTGCGGCGTGTGTGCGACGCCGCACAAAATCCGTAAAAAACTGCATGAAACTGATTGAGGATAATTGCAAAAAGATCCAGAAGGATACTGGAAAGCATTATGTGGCAGACATGACAGTATTTGAGTGGGCAAGAGATTACTTCCTGGAGGCATGATATGAAAAAGAGCGAATTATTAAAGCTTCCAGCTATGAAAGCCACAAAAGAAATGTACGAAAAAGCATGGCTCGAAGAGGAGTATGATCGTTATCAACGCCCATCAGTCACCGGACCGAAATACAGAAAATTCTACAGAGCCAGAAAAACACAAGGAATATTGGAAGTCGATGTATTTTACTACAGAGACTTGAGATTAAAGACATCTCGCCCAGCATTTCGGATATTTTTGCATGATGGAAAATACGATACATACGAGACGATTGAAGAAAAGTGGCGCACAGCAACCATTGAGAACCTGCAGTTTGGAGTGAGTTACAACGACGGCGAGAGTGCCGCGTATCAGACATACTGGATTACAGAAAAAGACCGTAAAATTATAAAAGATTTTACAAAGAATGGAGAAGAGAGCCCGCATAGTGCAATCCTTGGGTGGCAGCAGTACGAAAAGCATCGGAAAGAAACGGATCGGATTGATGATGAGATGGCAATCATTCCAGAAATTCCGAAAGATTTTGAAGAATGGGCGAAAAAAGATGCCGTTCCGCAATATATGTATTACGAATCAGGAAAGAAAATAGGACGATGCACCTGTTGCGGAAAGACACAGGAACTGTCCGGCCATAAGTACGGGCAGGAAGGGAAATGCAAATACTGCAAGAGAAAAGTTATCTACAAAACTTATAAAAAGAGTCCGAATATTAAAGATGAATCGAGCGCTGCACTGATTCAGAAAACTCCGGCCGGATTCGTGTTCAGATACTTCAATGTATACCAGTGGATACATGCAGGAGAAAGAACGAAATTTGACATCTACGAAAGTATAAGGATCACATACGATGACTTGTGGCATAGACGACACATTTATTCTTACCACAGATATAAGACCACGAATAAGGTGCGCTGGTGTAGCGGATATGAGTTCGGAGGATATTATTGTGGAGGAGGAAAAGAAGAAGGAAAAGCAGTCCTATATCCGCGAAATTTAAAAAGGGCGCTAAAAGGAAGTAAATTGGAATACTCAGGATTACCGGAATTTGCCTGCCAGAATATTCCATTTTATCAACAGAATTACATAGATATGGCAAAGGAGTATCAGGGAATTGAAAAACTGGTAAAAGCAGGATATTACAATCTGACTGCAGACTGCATCAGTAGAGGAAGTGATGCACTGCTTTCCTTAAGAGAAAAGAAATTAAGAAAAGTGCTGGGACTTCAAGGTGAATACTACAATTTCATCAAAAAGAAAGACCCACACATGAGAGAGTATAGAGCGCTGTATAACTGCCAGCAGGCAGGAATCCGGGTAACATGGGAACAGGTTCAGGAAATGTCTAAATATGGCAGGGATTTTGCAATATACATGAGGCATACAACACCACATAAGATGCTTAGATATATACGGGAAAATACCACAAGAAAATGGAATAATGGGGATAGACAGACAGTCACGGATTATCACGATTATCTACAGATGGCCGCAATCTTGGGATACAACATGGACGACCCATATGTATTATATCCAAAGAACTTAAAAGAACGTCATGATCAGCTCGTGCAAGAGCAGGAAGAAAGAAAAATAGAATTGCAGGGAAAGAAAGACGACCAAAAGGACGGAACGCTAAGAGAGATGATAAAAAGGAGTGGATGGAAAGCCTACGAAATGGAGACGGATGACCTGTTGATGAGATTACCAAAAAGAGTAAGAGAAATCAGGCAGGAAGGGCAGAACCAGCACCATTGTGTAGCGACTTATATAGATAGAATGGTATCCGGAGAGACCTGTATTCTTTTTATCAGAAAAAAGGAAGAACCGGAAGAGAGTTATTACACGGTCGAGGTCAGAGAGGGAGAAGTGATCCAGGTGCGTGGGAAGTACAATAAAGATCCGGGAGAAGATGTAAAAAAGTTTATGAATACATTCAAAAAGCGGATTCAAATGAGAAAGGCGGGATAATATGGATGAAATAAGAGTAACCGAGTCATTGGACGAGATGACGATAATCATAAAAGCACTATTAAACGATATAGCAGAGAGCTTTATATCGGTGGGATTCTATCTAAAAAAGACAGAACAGGACGAGCTGTATAAGCAGGCAGGATACAGAAATATCTGGGAATATGCCAAGGACACATTTGGAATAGGGCGTTCCACGGCAAGCCGCTTCATGGACATCAACACAAAATACAGTATCGGAGGATTCTCACCGCAGATTGATGATAGATGGAGAGGCTATGGAAGCAGTAAGCTCACGGAGATGTTGGGACTTCCGGAAGAAATCCAGGAAGCTATATCAACAGAAGCCACGGTCAAGGACATCCGGGAGGCAAAAGGGATTATCCGGGAAACCGAAGTACATTATGATGATCAGATGGAGCTGTGCGACATCGCACAGGAAGAACCGCAGGAAACAGACTGGATGATGGAATTAGCAAGAGAGTATTTTAAAGACGGAAAAGAAGCATTTCAGAAGCTTCTCGACTGGGAGCGAAAGGATCCGGATGGATCAGACATAGCCAGAGAGCTTCTGGTTATCTTAAACCCGACAAAATTCAAAATGATTCGCTTAGAATATGCCAATGTCATGATGACTGAACATACTATCAAGGTTATGCCGTATCGGAATCATGGAGAAAATCATGAATATGATTATATGGATTTTGCCAAAGGATTTGAGAAATTGTTCCTCCCGGAGTATTCGGAAGACCTGAAGATGGCAGCAGGCGACCTGTATAAAAGAGTCTATAACGAATCGTTATACCCGGAAATGGAAGCGCAAGAAAAAAAACCGGAAAAGAAACCGGAGAAAAAGGCGCCAGCTTCAGTAAAGACAGAAGCTCCGAAGAAATCGGAAGTAAAAAAAGAACCGCCGAAAGAGCCGGCACAGGAAGTCAAGAAAGAACCGGAAGAACAGATTCCGGGACAGACCGAAATCACGAAGGATTTTCCGGAATATTGTCCGGATAACATGGAAGTGCCGGCAGAGATTACGGAAGAGGAAGAAATCAAAAGGGCTTACGCCACGAGAAGATTATACATGGCATCAATCCCAGCGCAGGAAGCAGCAGAGTATATGGCGAAAGTTATGGATAAGAAAATGCGTTCCATGCGAGGTGTAAGTTTTGCGGCACTGGGAAAAGAGGAATTCTGGACAGAATTGCTCGAGGCGGAAGTGGATAAGAACGGAGAGGAGATTGAATGCGTAGAGCAATGTGTGAATTGATGTATCCCAAACCACAGAAAAAAAAGAAACGAAAGCACCACCCGGCGCCAATCGTAGAAACATATCCGGGTATTTGCTACCTGTGTGCCAAGGAAGAAGGCAACTGGAATTATCAGTACACAGAATGCCACCATGTAGTATTTTGAGGCGGAGGACGCACCAGAAGCGAAGAAAATGGTTTAAAAGTATACTTGTGCCGGAGACACCACAAGGAAGGCAAAGACGCTGTACATAATTGCCGTGCAACCCGTGAAAGGCTATGCGCTTATCTGCAGGAAGCATACGAACAGGATCACACACGAGAGGAGTGGATGAATATTGCCTATAAAAACTACCTCTAGCCTTAGGAAAGACAAAAGCTCCCGAGATTTCTATAAGGGTGAATATGTGAAGTGCATTCTGATGGGAGAAGAGAAAGAACGCATGGGGATCGTGTTCGAGAAAGAACACCTGGCAGATACCGCCACAGTATGGCTGGAAGACACGGGAGAATTTATCGTATTACCGACGAAAAGAGTAAGAAAACTATAGCACCAATAGTGTATCACACGACACTATCAAGCATAGCTTCCCCCCCGCCCCGGGGGGCGGGG